GGCGGTCATGGGTGGCGCGAGGCGACGGTCGCGGAGGACTACGCCGAGGAACTCGATGACCTCGTAAGAGTCTGGCACCCGGAGCCGGACACGGTGGAAGAGGCGAGGTTGTAGTTTTGTGCGTAGGTGACAACATGGATGAGATGTTTGAGATCATCAAGGCGGGCGCCCCCTACGGCCCGCCGGAGCAAGCCCTATACCGCATCCAGCACACATACTCGGACGGATCCGGGTCCCGGCTCAACGTAGATTGGACGGGGTTGCACCGATTGCACGATCTGATCCACGACAGGATTGCGTTGGAGGGCCGTGTATGTGAAACCTGTGGCACAAAGGGTTGTCACCGGCCAGCGACCTGGGAAATCGAGTGCCGAGGGGTTGGGGTGTCCGGCCGCCTCATCTACTCGTGTGACGAGCATTGCCCAGATCCGGCGATCCTATCGCCGCAGGACGAGATCCGCAGGTGTGCGTAGAGGTGAAGAGTGAAAGCCAAACTGAAGATCGAGGAGACTCGGGCCGGGTCGCGGTGATCCTGCTGGACCCACCCGACGATCCTTATTTGAGAAATTACGGTCGAGGCTCGATCGTGAGGCGCGACCCCTCGCACCTATCCATTTTTGAAAACGGCCCTTCGTCGGTGTAGAGCCAAACCGAATACATTATATATCCATGAGTTGAATCTATGATTATGGGGCAGCAGAACAGCGCGAAACCAAAACCAAAGCTCCAGGTCTATGTTAGCCAGGATGTTGCGGTACGTCTCAGAGATTACGCCTCATTAGTGGGGGTGTCCGCGTCGTTTGTCACAGAAATGGCGCTGCGGGCATACCTCAATATGGAGAAGGTGAAAATATGACGAAAAGGAATAATTATGTCGGCCCCTGCGCCACCGCCTGTAAACCGGGGGCGGGAACCGACACCCAGAATGGTACGTTCGATCGTATATTAGTTGCGGCCACGGAGCATGCCGCACGCGAGGTAGGGCTCCCGGGGCGCGCGGATCGCATGATCGCCTGCCGCTCCTGCGGCGCACCGACCGCGAGCAGCGACGGGATCTGCCGAGACTGCGCGGACGCGATGCGCGCGGAACGATCGGAGGTGCTCAGCGCACTGTGCCGCATCCACCGGGTGCGGCGGGTCGAGGACCTCCCGGTGAGCGTGCTCGAAGAGATGCAGGTCGAGTGGGGGCGGTGCTGATGACCGACATCCGCGACCAGTTGGCGCAGATACGCAGCATCCTCGACGACATCGACCGCGACCTGTCGCCGCGGGCGCTCAAGGGGCAGGAGGATTACGACGCGATCCTGGCGATCATCGATCACCCGTGCCCGGCTGAATACACCTGTAAAGAGTGCGCGTTCGGCAATCAGGCGGGGGATGGTTGCATGCAGGGAGATATCCGGAAGGCGCTCGAGAATATGCGCGGGAGTGGGTCGGAATGACCGACATACTCGAACGCGCGTTCATGGCCCGGATCCGGGCCGATGAGTATCGGGAGGCGCTCGCTGCCCTACAGCGGGAGTTCGACGAGCGGCCGGACGTCATCGAGATCAAGCGCCTGATCGACCGCTGCGAAGAGGAGCGCCGGACCTGCATCGAGCAGGCGAAGGCGGCGGGGATCAGCAAGCAGGGTTCGTTCCTGCTCAAGATCCGAACCCGCAAGCAGCGCACGGTGATCCCGAAACTCTTCTTTGCGAAACACGGCGCGGAGGCGTTTGTCGAGTGTGCGACCATCGCAATAGGCAAGGCGGAGGCGTTGCTCGGCAAGGCCGCGCTTGATGATTGCTGCGAGGTCGAGGTCAAGGAGATCGGTGTCAGTGTTGAGTATGTGCGCCTGGAGGGGTCGGAGTGATCCCCTCACTCCCCTGCGGCACGTTCTCCGACGGCGACACCCCGGCAGGTGCGTTTTACGTCGCGGCATTTGAGGACGGCGACCAGACGCATCACGTCGGCGAGTATCGGATCGAGACCGTCCTCCGGGCGCTGCGGGCGCTCCAGGCCTGCGGCTACGATGACGTTGAGATCGGCAGCATCGAGCGCGGCGGGAAAACACACCTGCTCCTGATCGGGCTCGACGGCGAGGCGCGGTTCGGCGACCGGCAGACGGGATGCGTCGCGGTCGCTCCGGTGGGGGTGGAGTGATGTCCGACCTACCCGCGACCGGCGGTGCCGCCGGCATCATCCCGGCGCAGTACTCGCAGCAGCAGGTCCAGCTGATCCGGGACATGTGCGCGAAGGACTGCACGGAGAACGAGTTCCTGCTCCTGATGCAGCTCGCCAAGACCTACCAGCTCGACCCGTTCGCCAAGCAAATCTGGGCGGTCAAGTACGGCAACAACCCCGCCGCGATCTTCTGCGGCAGGGACGGGTTCCTGGCAATCGCCCACCGGAGCGGCAAATTTGACGGCATGGAATCCGGGACTCGCAAGGACGGGGACGATCTCGTCGGTTGGTGTCGCGTCTATCGGAAGGACATGAGCAGACCGTTCGAGGTCGAGGTGTCGCTCTCGGAGTATTCGACCGGCAAGAATCTCTGGCAGACCAAGCCGAAAACCATGATCGTCAAGGTTGCCGAGTCTCACGCTCTGCGCCGGGCTTTCGACATCAGCGGTCTATACGCTCCCGAGGAGATCGACACCGGCGACCGACCGGAGCCGCGCTACGTCACCGAGGTGCCGCCCGCGACCCCGACGACCTGTGAGGTCTGCGGGATCCCGGTGCCGGAGGATATCCGGGAGAAGACCAAGCCGCACACCGACCGGGTGCTCTGCGTCGAGCATTTCAGCGAGTGGTGGAACGCCCAAAAGGAGGTGCGGCCATGAGCTTTACTCCGTCTGAGGTCATCCTCGGGGCGACGCTTCCGTTGGAAAACGGGAGCACCGTCACGTTTTCCATTGCCGGTCGTGTCGAGGGCGAACGGGATTACGACGACGCGGTCGTGATTTTCGGCCGCAAACTCCTGAAATATACCAACAGCGCGACCGATGCAGACCGGCTCACGGTGCGGCAGGTAGTCGCCTCGATCACCTCGACGCCGCTCGACAAAGTGCCGGACGTCGGAACGCCGACTCCCCCGGCCCCGGTCAAGGAGCCTGCGAAGGTCGCGCCACCTGCGCCGGCGCCGAAAAAAGAGGCATGGGAGCCGAAGATCACCAAGTCGTCGTACGATGCGATGCAGACGGCGAAGCAGGACGCCGCGCCCGCGACACCCCCCACTATAGCGGAGCAAGTGGCGGCGATCGTCGCACAGTGCATCAAACCACCTGCGACTGCACCAGATCCCGTACCGGCTGCACCGCCGACCCCGGAGGCCTCCGCGCCTGCAGTGGCGGCGAGTGCACCACCCGCACCAAAAACTGCACCACAGCCCGGCGTGGTCTGTGTGAACTGTGGTGCGGCCGTGTCGGCGAGCCAGGCGAAACTCTCGCAGCTCTTCCAGAGCAAAACGCTCTGCAAGAAGTGCATGGGGGCGCCGTGATGATCATCATCATCGCCGACGTCGACGAGGTCGCGGCGCTGCTCGATATGGACGAGGCCCGGCAGCCTGAGATCGTCCGGCCGCAGACGAGCGGCCCGTGCGTGCATCTCGACCAGATCGCCACTGACGACCCCGAAGAGGTCCAGGCCCTCGGAGTCGCGTGCCGGCACCCTGCAGGAGAGTGCCCGCACATGGACAACCCCGAGATCACGTGCCCGATCCACGACGCCTGCGAGGCGATGTACTGCGTGATGCGGGCGCGGGACGAGTGCGAGGCAGAGCAGGAGGAGCAAGATGCGGCGATGGCGGCCGATCCGGAGGTCCTCGCCGTCCCGCTGTCATCAGAGGCCACTCCGGTCCCACAGTCGGACTACGTGCTCGCCGCACCTCAGGATCCTCGGGGGCCGGTCGCCGACCCCGGACCGCTCCGCACCTACGTGGTGGAGCCAGGGCCGGAGTTCCCGGATCCGGAACCTGAAGAGGAGGCGTCCTACGAACCGACTCGCCGGCAAAACATCCCCTGGACCGCAGACGAGATTGCGAGCGTCGCGGCCGCGGACTCTCACTCTCAGGCCGTCGCGGACTTCCGGGCGCAGTTCCCAGATTCGGTGCGGTCGGATGCGGCGATCAAAACGCAGTGGTGGAAACAGCGATCTCTGGGACGGCAGAGACCTCCGGAAGCCCCCCCTGCACCCACCCCGGACTTCGCCGGCGACACCGTCCCGGTGACGCAGTGCGAGGAGGCCGCGATCCGACGGCCGCGATTTAAGGCCGGGGACAAGGTGCGGATCTCGCACCCCACGTACAAGGGCTATACCGGCACGATCCGGCGCTACTACGCGGCGACCGAGAACTACCTGACGCACATCGACGGCACCACCGATACGATGTGGCTCTCCGAGGAGAACCTGGAGGGGGTATAATGTTCGCCCACGCGGGCACCGCCCGCCTTGACATTTTTACGGACAGCCTCCTGCTTGAGGTTGGCGAGGATCTCTTCCTGGCGAGACTCTCCCGGCTCTCGCCCCTGATGCAGGGTAGGACGGCATACTGCCCCCTCTCACGCCGGTATCAGGGCACGGCGGGGC